GGCGGTTAAAGACCTTGGGATTGATATTGCGTTCACGAACTTCGGGGCGTGATCCGCCCCGCCGAATGACGCTACAGCGGCGAGGTTGTGCCGTGGCGCCCCTGCAAGGGTTCCACGCCAGAACCCTAGCCTAAAGGGCACAGGAGACCCCAAATGTCCGACGCCCGCATCGTCCGCCGCTATCGCGACACCGACATCACGCTGCACACTGCAACCTCCCTTGCGACCACGCTCGACATGCGAGATGTGGCCGGTGCCGTTGTTTCGTTCGGCACCATGAGCACCAACACGATCTCGCTGCAAATGTGGGGCAGCCATCGAGCGGAAGAGCCGTTTCGGCAGCTGTTCAAGGTTGACGGATCTGCCGCCAACATCACGCTTGCCCCCAGCACCACAGTTGGTCGCATCTATTCGCTGCCCGATGAAGTGTTTGCCGTGGAGTTCCTGAAGATCGTCTCGGCCACCACGAACAGCACCGGCGTCACCGGCGTGGTGATGTTCAAGAGCTAGGGCATGCCCCAGCGAATCCCAGCCCACAGGCCGCTGCGTCTGCGTTCGTCACGCCCCAAGCGAGACGATACCGCTAGGCCTAACGCGGCAGCCCGTGGGTATTGCTCGGCAGCCTGGTTCACGATCAGGCAGGCCGTGCTGATCCGAGACGCATGGGCATGCCAGGACTGTGGGCGTGTGTGTGCAGATAAGAGGGAAGCCCACGTTGACCACATAACGCCCAAGGCACAGGGCGGGCAGGACGTGATGGAGAACCTCAGGACGCTGTGCATTAGGTGCCACGGCAGGAAGACGCGGCAGGAACAGCGGGGGGGAGGGCGGGTCGGATCATAGGGGGCACGCGGATTATAAACCCCGGTTGTGTGCTGTGCGTACGAATGGCTGAAATTGGAAGTTGGGCTAATCCGCATGGGTAAGGGCCGTAAGCCGACGCCTAAAGCGATCCTTAGCATGCGTGGTTCCCGTATTCGCGGGCCGCACGCCACCGGAATCGACGCGCCGCCTGGGGTTCCGCCGGCTCCAGCTTGGCTATCGGACATTGCCCGCGCCGAGTGGGTGCGGATTGTTCCGATGCTCGAGGCGTCGAAGGTGATGAGCCCGCGACACCAGCAGACGCTCGCGGCCTACTGCGATTCGTTCGCGGATATGGTGCAGGCCGATCAGGAGTTGAAGGCGAACGGCACGACGATCATGGACGACAAGGGTAGGGTGAGTAATCACCCGGCGTGGAACCGGAAGCGAGACGCACGGAATCAGATGCTGAAGTTTGCGGCCGAGTTCGGCCTGACGGCATCTGCCCTGTCGAGGGTGTCGGCCGTTGACCAAGGCCCGAAAGAAAACGAAGACGACGCCCGCATGTTCGCTTGATGCGAAGGCTGCGGAGATCGCGGTGCGGTTCTTTGAGGAGAACCTGACGCACGCGAAGGGCGAGCTCGGCGGCAAAGCGTTTCTGCTCGAGCCGTGGCAGAAGGAATACGTCGGCCGTTTGTTCGGCACGATGAAAGGCGACGTGCGGCAGTATCGCACGAGCCTGCTGGCCATCCCGAGAAAGAACGGCAAAAGCACGCTTTGCGCCGGGATCGCCTTGAAGCTCATGTTCGATGGCGAGCCTGGTGCCGAGATCTATTCGTGTGCCGCCGACCGCGACCAGGCCCGGCTCGTCTTTGAGATGGCGAAGGTCTGCGTGGAGAACTCGCCTAAGTTGCGGAGCCGACTGCGTGTCTTCCGTAACTCCATCGTGCGGGAGGACACGCACTCGACGTACAAGGCACTGTCGGCCGAGGCGTTCACGAAGCACGGCCTGAACGCCCACGGGATTATCTTCGACGAGCTCCACGCCCAGCCCGACCGGGAACTGTGGGACGTGATGACGACCTCGACGGGAGCGCGGCGGCAGCCACTGTGCGTGGCTATCACCACGGCCGGCTTCGACCGCAAGAGCATCTGCTGGGAAATCTGGCGTTATGCCCTGGCAGTACGCGACGGGGCAATCAAAGACGAGACGTTTCTGCCTGCGATCTACGCCGCTGATCCCGAGGACGATTGGACGAAGGAGGCGACCTGGCGGAAGGCGAACCCCAACCTCGGCGTGAGCGTGAAGCTCGACGACCTGCGGGTGCGGTGCAAGCGGGCGCAGGATATGCCGAGCGAAGAGAACACCTTCCGTCGGCTGCACCTGAACCAGTGGACCGAGCAGGATACGCGGTGGCTGCGGATGGAGCATTGGGCACAGGGCAACAAGCCATGCCCGGTGATACTGGACGGCCGGGAGTGTTTCGCGGGCCTCGACCTGGCCAGCACGTTCGACACGACCTGCTTCTGCTTGCTGTTCCACCTGGACGACGGCACGTTCTGGGTCGAGCCGCACTTCTGGATTCCAGAGGAGAACATGCGGGAGCGGGTGAAGCGGGACCGCGTGCCGTACGACCAGTGGGCGAAGGAAGGGAAGTTGCACCTGACCCACGGCAACGTCACGGACTTCGACCAGGTGCGGGCCGACATCATGGCCCTGACCAAGAAATACAACATTCGGCAGGTGGCGATCGACCGCTGGAACGCGACCCAGTTGGCCACGCAACTGCAAGGCGATGGCGTGAATGTTCTAGGTTTTGGGCAGGGCTACGGCTCGATGAGTTCGCCTGCCAAGCGGCTGGAAGCGTTGGTGGTTGGCGGCAAGCTGCTCCACGGCGGGCATCCCGTCTTGGCGTGGCAGGCGTCGAACGTGGCGATTCAGCAGGACCACGCCGGAAACATCAAGCCCAGCAAGGCGAAGAGCAACGAACGGATCGACGGCATTGTGGCGTTGACGATGGCCCTTGGCATCCACGCGACAGCGACGGCCCCGGCACCTGAGCAGAACTGGGACATCATCTCGTTATGAGCGAAAACGCCCTTGCCGACTTCCGCATGATCGACCTGCGCGGGATCGACTGGACCGAAGTTTCGTCTAGCCGCACGCCCTCGGGCATCCGGGTGACGGCCGACAACTCGATGGCGTGCTCGGCCTACACGGCCTGCATCCGCGTCATTTCCGACGCCGTCTCTTCGCTGCCGCTGCACGTCTATGAGCGGCTGGCCAGTGGCGGCAAGCAGAAGGCGCCGAACCACCCGGTGTATCGGCTCCTGCACTCGCAGCCAAATCCGTGGCAGACGGCCCAAGAGTTCCGCGATTGGATGACGGGCATGTATCTGCACTACGGTGCCAGCTACGCCGAGATCCGCCCCGGTGCTCGAGGTGCCGTGTCCGAGCTTTGGCCCCTGCACAGCAGCCGCATGGAAGTCGAGCGGCTTGAAGACGGCAGCCTGCGGTACAAGTACCGCGAACCCAACGGGCGGGTGACCGTCTATTCGCAGGATCAGATTTTCGCGTTGCGGTTCACCACCGAGGACGGTGTCAGGCCGATCCCGACCTACAAGCTTTTCCAGAACGTGATCGGCTTGTCGCAGGCGATCGAGGCTCATGCCGCCACCTACTTCGGAAACGGTGCCAGGCCGGGGATTGTCCTTGAGTCTGACAACCCGATCCCGGCCGAGGCGGCCGAGCGGCTCCGCGAGCAGTGGGAGCGTATGCACCGTGGGCCTGATCGTGCCCACCGGACGGCTGTGCTGCCGAATGGCGTAAAGGCACACGAGCTCTCGGCGTCGAATGAGGCGGCCCAGATGCTCGAGAGCCGGGCGTTCGCCGTGTATGAGTGCTGCCGCATCTTCCATGTGCCGCCCCATTTGATCCAGCAGCTGGACCGCAGCACGTACAGCAACATCGAGGTGCAGTCCACGGAGTTCGTGCAGCACTGCCTGCTGCCGCACTTGAAGCGGTGGGAGTCGGCGATTGCCCGCGATCTGATCGTGGACGATGACATCTACTTCGCCGAGCACAGCGTCTCGGGCCTGCTGCGTGGCGACCACGCGAGCCGGTCGGCCTACTACGTCTCGGCCCTGCAAAACGGCTGGATGACGATCAACGAGATTCGGGAACTCGAAAACCTCAACCCGATCGGGCCGGATGGTGACAAGCACTTCGTGCAACTCAACATGACCACGCTCGACAAGGTGGGGCAAGAGCAACCGGCTCCCGAGCCGATGCCCGCGCCGCCGGCCGAGGAAGAGGACAGCCCAGAAGACGACGCCGAAGACCAGGCCGAAGACCAGGCCGAACAGGAGGACGTGACAGATGGAAATTGAACGCCGCGACTTCGCCTTCGAGGAAGAGAACGAACTGATCGTCGAGAGCCGGGCCGATGGCCGGGCCGCGATCATCGGCTACGCCGCCGTGTACAGCCGGCTGTCGCTGGATCTCGGTGGCTTCCGAGAAGAGATCCTGCCTGGTGCGTTTGACAAGATCCTGGGCCGCCAGCGAGGCCGGCAGGACGTGGTGGCACTGTTCAACCATGACAGCAACATCGTGCTGGGCCGCACGTCATCTGGCACGCTTGAGCTTTCGTCAGACGAAAAGGGCCTGCGGTACGTGGTGACGCCGCCCGTCAGCCGGGCCGACGTGCTCGAACTGATCCAGCGGCGTGACGTGCGCGGCTCGTCTTTCGCGTTCACGGTGGACCCGAAGAACGAATCTTTCCGCACGGGCGAGGACGGCAAGGCCGTCCGCCAGATCCGCGAGGTGAGCGGGCTGTATGACGTGGGGCCTGTACTTGTGCCCGCGTACCCCGCCACCTCTGCTTCTGTTGCGATGCGTTCCTACGAAGCGTGGCTGGCGTCGCAGTCGCAGCCCGAGCCAGAGGCTGTGGCCGCCGTTGTCGCTAAGCGTTCGCTGGTCCGTGACGCCGCTGCCGC